TGTACTATAAATGTTAAAGTTTGTCAATAGATAAAACAAATAGATGTTATTAATCTTCATTGTAAACTTCTTTTCTTATCTTATTAATTTCTTGTTGTGAAAAATCTTTATTAGAAACTTTAACAGAATACTTTTTTTCTATATTTTCAATTTTTTCACAAAGAATTTTCATAGCTTCTACATATTCTGAACCATGTCCATCTAATGTCCCTTTTGGTAATTTAACAGAACCAATTTCTTTACATCTAATAAAATATTCAGTGTATGTTTCTTTTATTTCTTTGACAGCTTTTTCTAAATTTGTCATCTTTTAAATCTCCTATACCTAATCCCTTTTTCTAATGCTTTTCCTATTTGGATATTATGTTTTGCATATTCAAAATTTTTCCATTCATCTGGATCATCTGAATATTTATCACTTTCAAATAAATCCCAACTTATTTCATATTCATATTTATAGTCTAATCCTTTTAGATATGCTAATTTATATTCAATAAAAGAATTTATATCTTCATCACTGAAAGAAAATTCAGTATATTTTTTAGGGTGATTATGTGTTATATATGCTCCAGTTAAATCTCCAACTACTTGGCTATTAACAAAATTTTCTCCACCAATAATGCCAAAAACATTCCCATCAGCTCTTACAACAATAGCTGTTTCATAGCTTAAATCTGCCATTCCTGCCTCATATTGAGAAAATACTTCTCTAACACTATTATAATCTACTTTATCAATTTTGAAAAGCCAATGATATTCATTTACTTTGTTTTTATAATCAAAATTACCTTCATCATTAGCATGTAAAATATGATGTGGTTTCTCAACATACCTATCATACCAATCTTGATAATCTTTAACATCTACTAGATCATAATCATCATCTTCTGTTCTGGAAGCTCTTAGGTTAATATCTCCATCTATTTTATCATAGTAAGGGGCTGTAACTGTTCTACAGTTTCCACTCCAACAAATTTTTCCGTTTCTTCTGACTAATAATGTGTGGTACTTAGGGACTTCAACACAATAAACATAATCATTATATTCTACATCTTTTATTTCCATATTATACAAGTAATTATGAAGTTGTGTATTCCAGTTAATAATCCATACATCCTTATTTATTGTATAAACTCCATTTCTAAATTCTATATCTTTTCCAGCACATTTATTTAAGTAGTATGATGGTCTACCACCTGCTTTTAAAATAAGCTCCCCTAGGTCACTAGCTAATTTGTCTGAACTTGTAAAAAAATGAATACTATCATTAAATTTATACCCTTTCCAAACTTTTCCTTTTTTTACTGTTCCATCAGCTTTTGAATAAGCTAATAAAAAAATCCTAATTAACTCAGGACTTAATTCTTTTATATTATCAGGTATAAATTTAGTTGTACATTTTCCAAATTTAGATAATTCTTTTCCAAGCTCTTTATTATGTATCATTAAACTTTCTTTACATTTATAAATTTTAAATGGGAATTTTTTTAGTTCTTCATACATCCAGTCATTATTGCATTGGGCTATTTTTATAGTATAACTATTTTTATCTAAAGTACAACTTCCATCAGATAACCAATAAGCCATAAATTTTAGATATGTTTCAATATCTACTTTTTCTTCTGCTAATATCTCATATTCTTTATTAACTCCAGTCCAATTAAGCCCAGCAAACATTCTATGTTTACTTTTTCTACCAACTTTTGATGCTTCTTTTAATTTCCAAGTTTTATCTTTTACAGAATAATCTGAATTTTGAACTAAAATATTATGATTTGGAGTAACTAACAAATCAAATCTTGAGTTTTTAAAACTAATCATATTTCCATGATATTTATAAGAAATATAATTTATAGGTTTTTGCCACTCAGATTCTAAATTTTCAGGATCTATGGTAAAAACTAATTCATCCTCATTCAAATCCCTAAATAACTTCCACCCACTATTTGTATAAACTTCTGTTTCTTTATCATAACAATTAACATGAAAAGGAGGAGCAGTAACTCCAACTTGATAATCTTTCATATCAAATACCTTACTATCCATACTTCTGCAAATAGATGAAGTTCTATCATCAAGAGTTGCTATAACTTCATATTTTTCACAACCTAAATCTTTCATACATCTTTCTTTTGCTTTTGAATGATATGCTGCACTCTCTGTCATTATTAACCTAGATGCTATATTCTTTTCAACATTAAATCTTTCTGCAATAGTGTCAATAACTTCTTTCAATGGCTTTCCTGTTATTATATTTTGAGTTAAATTAGTATGTAAAGTATTCACTAACTTACCATCATTACCCCAAATTCTTTTACTCCAATTAGTATTATCCTTAGTCCAAGGTTTATATACTAAATTTTCAAGAAGTTCAGGATTTATTTTTTCTATATTAGAAAACTTATCTAAACCTTTTTGGATATTGTAAACACTTCTATAATAAGTATCCCTGTAAACTTCTCTTAAATGCTTATCTAAATTATTTTCTATAGTCTTAGCTAATAAATCTATTTCTGCTTTAATTTCCATTTTTAAAGCTTCTAATCTTTCAATATGAACTCTTGAACTAACATTTTTTAACTCTTTTATAATGCTATCATCAGAACTCATATTAAGGCTTTTACCTTTTCTAACATATTCACTCAGAGACATTTTGAATTCTTTTAATTCTTTTTTATTAAATCTTTGTTTTGCTTCATACATAGATATATTATTATCTTTTGCATACTTAGCATAAAACTCATATATTTTTTGATTTGTATTCTTTAAAGCTATATCATATTGTCTTTTAGCTTCTTTTACTTGTTCCTTAGATAATTCATTAATTCTATTTTCTTCAGCTGTAAATCTATCTACCCAATAGTTATTACTCATGATTATGTCCTTCATAAATTTCATCTATTTCTTCAACAGAATTATCTTTTTCTTTTTGTATTTTTTCTAATTCAGCTTTAGAATCATTTACCCAAGGATGTTGAGCTACTATTGTTTCTGTACTTATTATTCCAACTGATTTTTGACAATCTTCAATAGCTTGACTTTCATTAATCAAAATGTCTTTATTAAATATAATATCTATATCATTTTCATTAAAATTAGCTTTTAAATGCTGCTTCACAAACCACAACACTATTTTTAAAGAAGCTTTGAATTCTCTTTCAAGTGCTACTGCATCCAAATCTATATCACTGTACATAGATTGAATATTCATTTGATTCACATTTCCTTGAAGTTTATCATTCTTTGCATCAAAAGCTTTTGCATTTTCTATAAAAGATTTATTTAATATTTTCAAAATAGTTTCATAGTTTCCAGCATTAACTTCAATTGTTAATTGGTCCACTCCTCCATCAGAGCCAACAGGGATATAACCATAAAGATTCATATTATGTCTTAATGTACCACCTTGCCCATTATAGTTTTTAACTACAAGTACAGTAGTTCTAGAATTATCTTCCATGTCATTTTTAAAATCACTTATAACTTCATTTATTGCATCTTGAATGCTTTTTACTTTCATAATTAAAGGCAATTCTGTTTCATCTACTTTGAATGGAATAACAGGTAAATACTCCCAATTGAATTCTTTATCTTCTAATTTCATATAATTTTCATGTTTAATTAAAGAACTTAATCCATTATCCCAAGTATAATAATCTATTCCATCTAATGTATAGACTTCAACATTAGTAACTTCCTTATAATCATATCCAGTGAATTTTTTAGTTTTATATATTCTTATAACATAGTCAAGTTCAGTATGATCATTATCTTTCCATATAGGAATAACTTCACTTCCTTTAAACCTCTTAAATGAAAATTCACTTTTTTCATTATAATAGATATATAAAAAAGCTATTCCATTCAAATAGGCTCCTTTACCTATTGAGTGTAATAGCTTAAAAAATTTACTATTAAATATTTTATTTAAGTTATCTATATCATTTTCATTTTTTGATGAAAGGCTAGGAGTTTTAGATAATAAGTAATCTGTTTTTTGATCCACAGCACCAGCAAATTTATTATCTACAATTTTATTATTAGTTAAATTAGCTGCTGCAACTAAATTCCCATCTTGTCCTATCACTTTTCTAACTCTATTCAAAATATCATGTTTACCTTTATAGTAGTTGTCTCCTAGTTGCATACACCTTAAACTTTCACTAGCCAAGAAGTTTCTTATTATTAGCTCTAATTCTTTTATAGGTATTTCATTCATATCTTTTTTTCTCCTAAACAAGTTCTTTATAAACTCAAACATATTTACTCCCTTTACAAGTTCCAATTGTATCCATCACCAAGCATATAATCCTCAAGTGCATATCTCATAGCATCCATCAAGTGATTGAAGTCATCAATGGGTTTATTTACTGCTTTTCCAAACTTATCTTTATCCCAAGCATAGTTAGAAATCTCTGTTATGAAATTTACACACCTAGGATGAATAAAAATTTTGAAATCTTGGATAAACTGTATTCCAGCATTAATACTATCTTTCCCTTTTTTAGAGCCTTTTATTCTATAAAGTCCTAAACCTTTCAAATGGTCTATACTCTTAGCTTCTTGACAATCTGCAACTATAATCTCTTTTTTAAAACCCATTCTTTCAATCTCCATAAAAATATCGGTATTGTGCATTCTAGTACTATAAAATTCATCAAAAACATAAATCTCTTTTTGTTCCTGGTCCAATATCCCACAAAAAAAAGCAGCAGGGTCATTGGTATATCCAAAATCTAACCCAAATACTGCTTTTGCTTTTTGTCTTTTATTTAAAATTTCTCTCCAATCAAATTCCATTTCTTGCCAATTTTCATAGACAAGTCCATCCACTATACCCCATTCACCTTTTCCTGCAACTTGATATCTGCGAGGATTATTTATTCTCATATCCTCAAACATTTTTTTATCTGCTTCATCTAGCCATTCATTACATAGATAATTTGTTGTAATAGCTAAAATATTATCAGCTTTCCTATCAAAGAACCTAGCTTTCAACCAGTGTTTCTCATTCCAAGGATTGAAGCTAAGTATAATTTGCTTGAATAATGGTTCTTCTACAATACCTCTTATAGATTCATCTAGCATATTGAATGCTGCTTCATTTGTTATCTCATATGCTTCCTCTATCCAGCAAAAGCACAAACTCCCGACTGAAACCGAAATAGATGTTATTTTTAATGGATCATCAAAACCTCTAAACAAAATCTTTTGTCCAGTAGGCTTGTATGTTATTTCAAGTGGACTTTCTTTAAACTCCCAGTAGGCATCTACTTTAAATCTATGTATAGCCCATCTTAAATCTGAATAACAACTATCTTTTAAAGTTCTAAAAACTTTTCTTACAACAAGAGTATTAGCATTCTTATATTTCATCATGTTATAGATTATCCATA